GGGTTTTTGCCCTACCCCGGTCACCTCAGGCGCCCCTCGCTACCACATAGAGGAAGTGACTGTGCATAAGGGCATCACAACTTATCAGACTTCTGGTAAGCCATTACCTCACCAACAAAGGGTGACAGTGGATGTGATGTAGACCGTATGAACAGGCTTCGTATATGATCGCGATATTTGCCTGAGGGAAAGGAGGACTACCTTTACTGTCCAGGTTTTCCGACAGCCCAACCGGTGAAGACACCGGGGCGGATGCCCGACTAACTAGACAATAAAGATATCGGACTCTTCGGCACTCTGCTGTGTGCTGAAACCAGATCCGGTAAGTCCTCCACGTTACCTTTGCGTCCGTCGTCCCTTACGACGCCGCGCGGGAGGTGGAGGAACAAACCCTGGTGTTCGTACAGCCTCGCAGTCCTGGGCTACTTCCAATAGTAGACCATCTGAGATGGCCTCACGAGCACCTGGTTCATTCCATTCCACCGACAGTGGTACCGTAGTCCCAATCGAGCGGAGAATGTCTTGACCCATCTTCGTCGCTTCCGCGGCTTGGATGAGAAGTTTCATATCTCCACTCGGGGCTACGCCTAACACTGCCGTCACCGGCCTGTCGGACGGGACCACAGGGCGAGACAGATCTGTTATGTCAAGATCAGACACCCCCTCGGTGTCATCACACAACATAACAGCTAAGGCTGGATGACCATTCTCTATCAGGGATCGACTGAACCTTAAGTCGACATCTGAGACAGAATTGTCACTCAGCGGTGTCTGTTGACCAGAGATGATCCACCCTTTGAGAAGGGAATCAACTGTAGTCAATAGAACCTCTCGCCATCTATCCCAGGACGCGCGAGCCCTTCGAATCCTTCGGATTTCGAAGACTCGCTCGATCTCTTGGAACAACACTCCATCCCAAACGACTATGTCGTTTGAGCCTGAAGCGGTGGTAGCCGGACTAAGGTCGGATGTGCCCAGAAGGAGGACCCTTATAAAGTCCTCTATGGCTGACCATCCGACCCCGCCCCACAGCGCTTGGCGTGAGAACGGAGCTGAAGGACCAGCAATAGAGATCAACAGGTAACGCCACACTCTCTCACACAACCCCAATGTTGTGTAAGAGAGATAAGACGAAAGGACCGATACCAGATCAAACCTCCAACCTCTTGTAAGCATTACATCTATCCAGACACGGAGTCCGGACAGATGCAAGCCTACAAGAGACAAAAGCCGACCGGGTATCCCTGAAATCTCATGTCCATGGTAAAAGTGGCGTTTCGCAAACTCAGCGATGCCCGCTCCTACTACTGATTTGGATTGATTAATCTCAACTCCAAACCAGGCCATGAGATCCAGGTATTCAAGAGCTACTTCTTCGTGTGCGATAACGATATCGTCCCCAAGAAGACAATAGTCCTTGAACAAGCCCTCTAGCCCGATCCTGTGAGCAGCCATTTGGACCACTACGTGATGGGATAAGGCAAATGCCGCCCATGACGATAGTGTACCCATTGGTTGACCACAGTTGTAACGGTAGCTTTTACCTTTGTGCCAATACAATCTATCAGTTAGTAGGGATAACCAACTTCTAGCTGCACTGACCCCTATAAGGTTGCCCAGCACCAAGACCGTGAACTCTGCCGGGAACCGATCAGTGGCCGCCGATAAATCGTAGCAGAACAGCTTGTTCTGCTTATCGGCCGTCCACTGTCGTACCCGGTCAGAGGCACGACCTTGGTCCCATGTACCGTCCATAGGCAGATGCCTCAATATCTCCATTAGATACTGATGCAGCGGCTTACAGACGGACTGGGTAAAGTAATCTGAGATGGCGAAGAGTCGTTTCTTCCCCCCCGCTTCATCCTTGACACCAAAACGTCCTAAAACGAATTGATGCTCAGGCGTGAAACGAGGAAAGGAAGGACGCGCTTTTAGCCACTCAGAGCTCAGCTGGGCCAAGGTTGTCACCCTCTGAACCTGGGATGGAACGCCCAGGGCTCGTGCCAGTTCTACGAAAGACTGCCACAGCCCGCTCTCCTTAAGAACGAGAGCGTCCCAATGGGCGGCCAACACACTATGACCGTTAGGGCCCATACGATTACTTCGATGAAGTATCGTTGGTTCCTCAACGGGCACAGTGTAAGGCCTTACCTTCAGACCCTTCAGAGCCGACGAAATTTCTCGTTGTAATCTCTGCGCCCGCATGGGAGTTTTCGGAACTCCCCATGTGGACGGATCGACTACAGTCTGAAACTTAATCGGACCATCGTGGTAGATAACCCTGGCAAACCCAAATAATGTCAGAGCTACCCGAATGGCCAAGAGATCTCCTTCTTTTATCTTTCTCCGGATGGGTCCGGGAAGGATAAGAGGGAGCCCTGCTCTAAGTTTAATAATGGAGACCTTGGAAGGGTCCCCACTAAGAAACTTGAGCAGTACTCTTGTACATTCCTTAAGGTAGATACTCACCCCCGGTTTTCCTCGGGAGAAGTGGATTTTATCCACTCTCTGGAAGAAAACTGGAACGGAAGTAAGCAGGCCCACGGAGACTCCCAGAGCGCCTAGGGCAAACTGATACAGTTTGACCCAGGACCGCTCGAATACTTCTGATACCACTGTCTTCCGTAATATCAGGAATGATGATGTGTTAAACATTATTGTTCTTGGTATGAAAGAAGAAAGTGGACCCGATCGAACGGGTGTAGATTGACACAAGGGGCTATCGCACTACACGCGGTCGGTATGGGGCCGATCCTCGGGCGGAACGGAGGTTTAGGTTAGGTAGCCGGTCCCTTAGTCTCTATCCTGCCTTGCAAAATAGATTCCTCGGAATCGGGTCTAAGGCAGTGACCGCCCCAGGGCATAAACCCTGGGGC